GTAATTGAACCTTTAACAGCTAGTGATGTAAATTACTGGAAAAGTTATGGAATTATTATGGATGTACTAATGATTTTTAAAGTAAAAAGAGTTAGACTATTGTATGATGAAGATACAATTTAGTTTTACTAACTGAAATTATTTAAAAACTTCTCAGCAAGTACAGGATCGTATTTATAGAAGTCTGAAAAGTCTTTGGGTTTTTTTTCTAATGAATTACTTATTACCTCAGGTACAAACAAAGGTTTGATATTATAAAGACTACATAAGTGAAAAGAATGATCTTTTCCAGCATCGTCGTTATCAAACAGTAAATATATATTTTTATACTTACTTTTCCATTCGCTTATTTTATCTCTAGGTATTGTTAAAGCCTCACTAGGTATACCGACTACATCAACTGCACGTCCATACATAGACATAACATCTTTCATTGACTTAGTAATAATCAAATCATTGGAACCTTTTAAAAAGTGTTCACCAAATATGATATTCTTGTCCTTAAAAATATTACGAAATTTACTATATTTGTCTGCAAAAGGTCGATATATTTGAAATGACGTTTCAGATTCTCCTAATTTTGTATAAGCATAAATTGGATTACTATATGTATTTTTGGATAATGTAATTCCTGTATCTTCATCATACAATAGTCTAACTCTTTTTACTTTAAAAATCATTAGTACATCCATAATAATTCCATAACTTTTCCAGTAATTTACATCACTAGCTGTTAAAGGTTCAATTACATAGGCGTAATTCCTTTTTTCATTGGTTATAATAGGAACTGATTGAATATTTAAATCCTTTATTTTATACTTACTATATTCATCAACAAACATTGCTACAGATCTTGTTTGATCTAAAGAACTGTTAGTTTTATTTTCATAATAGAATAAAATATAATCAAATACATCTCCAAATTTACCAATACCCCAATCGCTGAATATTAATCTACCATCTTTAGCTTCAGAAAAAGTTAAGGAAGGTCTAGTATCAGGATTGATTTTTGGTCTAATTGTTGATATATGATTGACATTTGGGTTAAACATATCAGTTTGACTATAGCCCAATAGAAAAGAATATATTTCTATTTCACTGTATCTCTTCAACAGTTTATCGCGCGGATTGGTTACCGCTTTTCTAAAATCTAATTCAAACGTCATAATAAAATAAAAGGGGGATTGCTCCCCCCTCAATTAAAATGGTAAGTCGTCTTTTGCTTTTTCTGGTACAACAGGGGTTGCTAATTTCTTAACACCATAATTGCTATCAAATGTCAACGTATCTACTTTTCCTGCTGGTGCACAAAAAGGTGTTGGCGCAATATTTGATACAATTACTACCCTATTATCAGGTAATCTAACTTCTTCACCGTATAAACGCAATGCAATCTTTTTACCTTCTAAAATACTTGATACAGTATTTACGTCAGTAACAGTTGGAGTTTGAGCTCCTGTTGCAACGATCAATTCCTTGATTTTTGCTAAACTATAAGGTGCAGCTGCCTCACTCATATAGAATTTCTCTTTGTGCTGGCCTGAACCATCTTCTGCTACAAAGGTTGCTTCTAAATAAGGTGATTTACCTGGAGCGGGTTCAACCGCGATTAAACCTGTGATAAACACGTTGTCATGTGTACCAGGTTTCAATTTGCTTACCGAATTGCTGTTTTGTTGTTTTACTTCTGCTGATTTGTTAAAATCTAAATTCATAATTCTCCTTTTTTTTAATTTTCGTATTCAATCATTTTTGTTCTTACAGTCTCTAAATCATTTGGTATATACAATGAGTCAAACATACCCATTGGAGATTTACCTGTGTTAGAGCCTGTATTTTGCGTTACAAACGTATAGTCCATAGTATCACCTGTCTTGCTTACGTTAGTGAATAAAACCACCGTAAAAAGGCCTTCTATGCTAATATACGAATCCATCATCTTACCTATGGTACGTAATTTTACTTGTTTGTTTCCAAGACTATCAGTATCTACTTCTGGGTGACCCATTACGAATACTGTTACATCATCGCGCATCTTATCTATTTTGTCAAATATTAAGAATGCTTGCTGACCTATGTCTGAGAAACGTTCAAATCCTTTTTCTTTAGCTCTACGCATATACTCAAAAGTCATACTGTAACCGTAGTCATCTAGTATTACTGTTTGAATATGAGGCATTTTCTCATTGATATGGTTTAACATACCTATGATTGCTAAAGGTTGATCTGTAACAAAATAATTACCCTCAGGGTTTTCTTTTGTAATCGGTGTATAATTGTTTCTCCACCCTTTGAAAGGTAAAGACTTATTAGCCACGTTGATTATAAAAGTAGACTTTGGATCTAATGTTCTTGCGCTTGTACTTTTACCTGTACCAGGTAATCCTATAATTAATGCTTTCCTTGCCACTATTCTACCTCCTCTATTAGCTTTTAATTAACAGAGTTACGCACTTTACGAGACATTCTTGATACAGTGTCAAATGACGGTAGTTTACCCGCATTCATACCATTAAGAAGCTCCGCAGCAGTCATTTCTTTAGGATTGATCTTCATTGAACGCAATAATTGCAAATACAATTTTGATGTGCTATTACTAGCAGTTTTGTTGGTTTTAAGAATTTTTTCAATTTGTTTAATCATACTTTCGCTTTGTAAGCAAAAGAGCAGAAGGTACGGACATTTACACTAATCTCTTTCACTTTTCCGTTAAATTTCGTCTAAACGGTTATACCGTAAGACATTGTTAAATGACATGATTTTTAATTCGCCATCTCTTGACTTAATCAAGTGAGCGTAAACCATATCTTTTGTTGGCAACTTATCAATTCCGTAGAGAAAAATAGACAGTAGTTCTGGTCTATGTATTACGAGAACATAGTCACTACCTTGAAAAATTGCATCTGAACCAAACAAATCAGAGCGCATTGGATAATGCCCCTGGGGTGATTGAGTTCTATCAGCTTTTTCTATCTCTCTATTGAGTTGAGATAATACGAAAATCGAACATTTAATTTGTTTTTTCATTTGCATACACATCATAATCAGATCAGATATCATATCTTGTTCATTCTGATTACCTCGTTTTACCAATCGTGCATGGTCTACAAAAATAATTAAAGGCTTGCCTAGTTTTTCGTATGTTTTTAAAATAAGTACACGCATTTCTTCTACAGTACAAGGCTCTTCCTTGTAATATATATCATAATGACGTATACGTTCCGCGTGTTGCTTGACTTGTTCAAAAGCTTCATCGTTTAGATTTTGTGAATCTTTACTATAAAGTTCTGATACAGTCTTGCTTGTTTTAAAAGAAAGCTTCCTACCCACTTGACGTGAGCTTAACATTTCATAGTTAAATGACAATACCGCAAAGTCTTCATCTCTATTATAATCAAACAGGGATGTTTCTAATTCGTTTGCAAAGCTTGATTTACCACTACCAGATATACCAGCAATTGTATACAAGCTATTCCATTCAATAGGCATATTCTTATTGATTTTTGCCCAACGTGTTCGCAATTCACGAATTTCTCCTTTACGTTTTTTGTCAATGTAACTAATGATTTCGTCAGTAGCTTTGCTTATGTGTTTAATTTCACTCACTAATCAACTTCACTTTTTAATTATTCTACATCACTCCCATAAGGTTTCTGTACTACTACAGTATTATCTTCTTTAAAGGCATTCCAACTTTCGTTATTAAGCCATGTTTCAAAGTTCTGCATATATTGCATGTTGTTATGTATTTGCCTATGCATTAGCTCTTTTTCCAGAGCTTTTAATATAACACGATGTTCATCTACAGAATTGACTCTACTGGTGTACTTTTTTTTTGCTTTCGCTTTTGATATTTGTTTGAGAATTCTACCGTTTGATGTGAAACGTGGATACATATCCCACAATTCTTTAAACCAGCTATCTTTTCTTGAAAATCCAAGAAATTCATATGCTTTGTCTGTAAGAACTATGTCTTTATATACAATTTCACCTTCAGCATTTAAAACTAAGGATTCGATATAACCATTTACTTCGAGCATAATTGCTTGGTCATAATCGTGATTACCTTTTCCTAAATATTCATACAAAATATCAAATTCTTTATGGCATAAGGAATATAAAATAAAAAACTGTTGAAAAGATAAGTTATATTTTAATAATTTACTTACATCAACTATTAATGACTCCATCTACTCATGTGTTCCATATAACGATCATCGTCATATTCGTCAACTTTATTAGTAGCAAGACTTGATACAACAACTTCGTCTTCAATATCATCTACATTGATTAATTGAATTTCTTCGTTACCATTTTCTGATTCAATAATAACCTTATCGCTAATAATATCAACAACTTCGTTGTCTTCATATTTTTGTTTTGTGTTATTCCATTTACCAGAACTAATTCTTCGTTTTTTACCTCGTTTTTTAGACATAATCTTTTATTAATGTGTAAGAATCTTCACGAGAATATGGAATATACAGTTTACATATTTCATCAACAGTTACGGTGATGTTGTATATATTACTCATTTGTTCGACTGTTGTCTCATATGAACAACCTGTATATTCTGGATATTCTGTGAAAAATCTTGCTAAATAATAATTTAACATTTAAAGGGCATCAATAAACTTTTGTAAAGCTGCATTCTTTTGATTGATTGTAGCTCCAACTTTAGTATTAATCTTGTTAAGTGACCATGTCATAAATTCCATAACAGTAACATCATCTTTATTAAGATCTTTCATACATTCTATAATAGTGTCTAATGATTCAAGTTCTTTTTTGAAATGTTTTTTAAGTGTTTCCACACTGTTGGTATTAAAACGAGCTAAAAGCTCTTGTTCAACAACTGTAGCACGTTCCCCATCTAAAGGGTTAATTACAGTAAATACAGGTAAGTTTCTATTTTTACCGCTCAAGTTGCCACCAGTATCAGCACCAATAACTTGTACAACAGTATTTGCTTCAAAAGTGTGATAGTCGGAATTTTTTCGTGCAATTAAATAATAACTACCAATTTTAATATTTTTCATTAATAAGCTCTGTTAAATTGTTTGATATAACCACCATGAGAATGCATAAATCCATTTGTATCTGTTACAAAATTTCCCATTGTTAATAAACCGTTGTTACCGTTTAATAACGCAATCTTTTGATGATTGATTGTAGGAAAGTTTTTAGCAACAGTACAATTAAATTCTGTTTGAGTAGCTATTGTTTTACGCAAATCGTACAAATAATCTGCAAATGTTTTACTATCAACTTTTGAGTTAAATAGTTTTTTGGTTACTAACCTTGTGTCTGAAAAATCCTTTTCGTCTTTGGTTTGTGGTTTTGATAAAGGATCTGTAAACCAACCATTATGATATAACAATGTAGTATCATAAAAGCTACCAGCTAAGAGATTTTCTTTTTCAGAATCACCTATCACAAAACCATGAGTATTGTATTCATCGTTAGCACCTTGTGTACCCATTCGTAAATGAACTACTAAGGTATCTTCAGTATTAACTTGCAATCTCTCTACCATTTCTAATAAAGAATTAACAGTCATTAAACCTCTGTTACTAACAACACCATTGTTTCTGGATCTTTTTAATCCTACGGCAGCACCATCATTATTTGAGAAATAAGCTTTTTGTAATATTTCAAAAAACCCATCTTTCATTTTGGTTCCGCGATCTTTAATTAATATTAAACACATTATACAATTCTTTGATAATTTGTGAAATCATTTTCGAGAGCTTTATCATTTTTTCCAAAATACTCACGACGATTTTCATAGTATGTTAATACATCATTAAGCAATTTTCCACTATATGCTTTGTATAAAATAAAATCAATTGTTAAAGGATTACCATCATCATCTTTATTTCTAAAAATGTTAGATGTATTCTTTTCACAAAATCTTACAAAAGCCATGCAGAATAATACCCAATAATATGTTTTTGTAAAAGACAACGTTTCACAATGGGGCCTAAACTCCAAAGTTCTTGAATTATCTTTACGTGTTTTAAATATAGTTGGCACCATATTTAACCAAGAATATCTCATAGAATTATGATCATATCCACATTTTTTACCTTTAGGATGATCTGTATTTTTATTGTACTTCTCAGAAACTTCAATACCATCAGCTATCTTTTTGAAAACTTCTTTATAGTTTTCATATAATACTTCTGAATAGTCTTTTTTATTCTTTGCATCTTCATACTTGTACAATGTTACAGGAGGTAAAAACTTACAATAAGGGTTATTGTTACCTGTGATATTACCTTTGTAATCTACTTGAAATCTTCTTTTTTTAGGTAAATGTCTGAATATATCATTTTGCAACAATAATCCAAGCATATATGCATTTACTGCAAATTCGTCAGTTGGTTTAAAATCACCTATATGAACATGAAGTCCACAAGTAGGATTTACTTCGCAACGCTCTTCTGCAATTTCCATGACTTTTTTCAAGTGAGCAATTCCACTATCACCGTTTAAAATACCAGTAACAATTTCGCCACCACCATACTTTTCACCGTCTTTAGAATACACAGAGCCATCATAAACATAATCAATATTTAATTGACCATTTGCTAATTGTTTAGCAATAACTCCACCAGATGTTTCAATTTCAACACCAAATTTGTACTTAAGTAATCCAGTCTTTTTAAAAGTTTTTGATATTAAACCAAAGTCTTCTAATTTTTCTTCTGGAATACCCATTGATCTACCTTTTTCTAATGTAACAGCATAATGAAAATCATGCTTTTCTCTGTTATATTTAACAGATGCTTTAAACGGAGATATACCTTTGGGATATAATTGACCGCTTACTTTACATTTAATTAAATTAAGGTTTTTATATTGTTCTTCATCAATTGCTTGAAAAAAGCTGTTAGGCTCTTTATCATACAAACAAAAAGGTTCACCAAATGTTTTTGATGACATACCTACAGATGTTTGTTTAAAATCAGCAGTATGAGATAACAATACAGCACTTAATTTGCTAGAAAAATTAAAATTTTCTGTGGCAGCATCTAAATGAATGTTATTGAAATGAGATGATACCCATCGATCATTTATTCTAAAACAATCAACGTTTTTTTCGTGATATTTTTCACGAATTTTAATAGTATTGGCTCTTGGGACTGTTCTACCACTAATGGTTTTTACATTTAATTCTGCCATTTTAATCCATTAAATTTACTTGTTCTTCTTTTTCTTTTGCTAATTCAATCATACGTTGAAGTAAAACAGAACGTCTATTCATACATGAAGTAATAGCAACATGATTATCTTCATAAACTTTAACGTCTTCACTTCCCATCATTTTGTTGTATTCAGGTGTTTTATTTTTTAATTCTTTGATTTTGTTAGCTAAAGCGCTATCTTCTTCAACAATATCATTAAATTCACCATTATCATCGTCAAAACCTGGACAGTTACTTAACGCACAAAATAAATCAATTGCATCTTCATAATCATCATAATTAATTGCATCTTCGTCAATAAACGATTCTACAAATTCTGATTTACATGATGGACAAGGTTTAGAATTAACTACACCTTCGTCACCACAAGTGCTACATTGATATGAATATTCTGTATCACGTTCATTTAATAATGCTTCTGCTCTATCAAATACACCTTTATCGACATTGCTAACAATATCACGTGGTTCAATATCAGCATGATAGTTAATAGCAGGTTCACCATCTTTTCTAGGTAAGTCAACAAGAATACTGGCAGAACGCATATCAATATAACTAATACGACCTACTTTTTGAGCACCATCAGTATCATAAAAAGATATATATGTTCCTGTCGATAAACCTTCTAACACATACAAATCATCATCATTCATCCCATTCATGTGGTCTATGATGTCTTTATTTGCGGTACGTATTGAATTACTTTCTAAACCTTTATCGTCAATATCTTCTTCAACTTCTGTAATTAAAGATCTGTCAACAAATGAAAAACAGCCTTTATCATCTACAACTACATAAACATTATTATAAGGTCTACATGAAGCTATAATTTTACCTACAACAGTTTCATTTTTGTCATTGACATATTCGATTGTTGTATTTTTTTCAATAATAGGATCATTTTCTACCTTACTTTTAGGTCTATCTGTATATAACTTATCATAAATGATGGAAAGTTTGTTAAACGCATCAGTAGATGGTTTTATATATGATGGATATGATGATACGTTTCTGGTTCTTACTGGGCTCAGAATCGGGATACGTTCTTTAATCTTAATGTGTTTTACAAAAGGTGTTTTTGTTAATTCGTTAGTTTCATAATTTAATTGATAAATCTGATCAACTTCAACATTAACAATATTTTCTTTTTTAACACCTATAATTAAAAGAGGTTCCTCAAGTGAAGAGAAGTAATAATTACCTTCTTCTACATGACCATAAAATAAAGGACGTTCAACATTTCTGTAAAAGTAAACAATATTAGGTTTATTTTTATCATGTAACATTAATGCTATATGACCATCTAATTCTTGTAAACCTGCTTCAATAAAGTTTTCTTTACCTTCGTCTTGAAACTTTTTAAACAACTTTAGCATCACATGACTATCTACTTTATAATCATTTCCCAAATCAAATTTACCTGCTATAGATATGTAATTGTCTATACGGCCATTATGAATTTGAACAAGATTACCTTCAGTAAATGGATGTGAGTTTTCTTTTGTTTTTGAACCTACGGTTCCTTGGCGCACATGTCCAAGAAAAAGAGTACTATCTGGTATATGAATATGAGGTAGCATTGTTTTACTAACTTCACCTTCAACTTTTACAGTACCTTTACCTTTAATATAAGCACCACAAGAATCTTTTCCTCGATGCTCATTAAGTAAAAATAGGATTTTTAATTTGTCGACGCTATAATCTGTAGCGCCAGCATATGATATTAAACCACACATGTTTCTTCTATAACTGTTAAATTGAATTTTTTAACCAAACTTCTTGCTGAGTCTTTATCAGTCTTATTGATTGCGTTTTTAATATCCTCTTCGTGATTTTCAATTAAATACATTTGATCATCGTTCACAAAGTCAATAGCTTTTGTTACTTGATTCCAAACCCACTCGATTGAATCTTTTGATTTAACCCAGAAGTTTGATAATGAACGATATTCCAAACCATATTTTTTTACTCTATAGCAACCTGCACGTCCATATAAACTACGACGTTTTTCGTCATCGTCCATAAGAATTGAAGGTACACCTAAGAATAAATCTAAGGCTTTAACAATATTGTTGTTTAATCCATGTAATTCTTTGTCATATCCAATATGAATATGGCCACCACATGACCTTAAACCACCAATTGTTGATGCATCAGCATGTTCGTTCATAACGTCATTCCAAGCGTTAAAATCAGGGTCACAACCAAATACTAAAGCATCTGGATGTAATAACTGGTCTTCTTCAAAAACACCAGAAGATGCAATAATGATACCTAAATCATATTTCTTTACAGCTTCACGAATTTTATTAAGACCTGTTTCTACAATTGCAACAAATTCAATTGCAGTTTTTGCAGGTTTGTGTGAAAATTCTACACCAGTATTGTCTTCTTGTAAAAAGACATTATCACCCACATAAAGAGGAGCGTGTTTACTTCCACCTATTAAACCAATACCAGAGATCAATTTGTTCTCTGCATTCACTAAAAATACTTCAGGGTCTGAACCCAACGTGAACGTTTTTATTTTCTTTTCCATTCGATAAGAGATTTAATAAGTTTAGCTGAAAAGTCATCTTCCAATTCTTCTGGGTGCCATTGCCATGGCTATTATCGTAGCTTTTTTAATTACTACTTCTTATACTTTCTATTAATATAAGATTAGACTATATCATATTCTCAAATTTATTTTTTATTTTTACCGATTTTACTTGCAATTGTCATTTTTTTGTTGTATCTTTGTATTAATGAGAAAACCTAATACAATCGTTTTATGTAAAGAAAAACATACAAACGAATACTACGCCAATTTAAACATGGATTCTTTAAAAACATGTTCTATCTGTAAAACAGAACAATCTTTACATAATTTTAGCAAACATCGTAAACAACCAGATGGTTTTACGTATAGTTGTAGAAAATGTAATAATAAAGAAGCAATATTAAAAGGTATGAACCTTGCTTACATTAAGCATAGGGCACTTAAAAAGAATATTTCTTTTGATATAACAATTACAGATTTGTTTTTTCCTGAATATTGTCCAATTTTAAATTTAAAATTGAATTATAATCGAGGTACAAAAACAATGCAATCTAATTCTCCTTCGTTAGATAGAATTGATAACTCTAAAGGTTACGTTAAAGGAAATGTCATAGTTATAAGTGCTTTAGCAAATGCAATGAAAAGTTCAGCAACATTTGACCAAATCAAACTTTTTAGTAAAAATATGGTAAATTTAATTAATACTTTTGAGAATCAGGGCGCTCTTGGAGATATTACTGACATATTCCCTAATATTAAGGAACGTAGTCTCGATCTCTAGTCGTTGCACCTTCAAAGAGTTTTCACTCTAAGCTTGGCTCAGGATTGGCATTTCAGCTTTTCCCTGAGTTCACCCTGTTTTTAACTAATACTCGCGTATTAGTGCTGCACAATATTTACAGCTGCAATAGGAAGAGTTTTGTGTTGAAGAGCTTCTACATAGTAGTCTTCTGTTACTAACAATGGTTCTAATTCAGATCCATCGATTAATCTTTGCCATTTTACACCTTGATGATGTAACGAGTTAACTTTAAATTGTTCAGAATCTTTAGAAAACTTTTTTGAAATAAAACTATAATTTTCTGGTTTAAACACACCATGAACTGTTTCATATCTACTTTTTGTAGAAAATGAATGTGTATTTAATAAATCTTGAGTTAACGGATGTCCGTAGTGTACAGCAAGTGTTTGTAATCCGCGACATATCCCAAATACAGGTATTTGACGTTCAATATACATTGGTAAAACATATTTGTAAAAATGCTCTAAGAAATGGTCAGGATATCCTGTTTTAAAGTGAGGCATTTGTCCATACCTTCTTGTATCTACATCTCTACCTCCAGGTAATACCAATAAATCACAACGGAAAATTCTCAGATTTCTTAAATCTGTTGGTGTTAAAATATGTACTTGTCCAAATTGACGAAAGTACTCTAAGTAGGGAGTGGTAACCCCAAAGGAGTTATCGCCCACTTTCCATCCTACTATACAAATATCTGGTTTACGCATCGTAAAGTTTGTTTAAATTTTCCAACATCATTGGAAGGTTTTTTGTTTTAATTGCTTGTTGCAAATTATCTGAAATCGTTTTCCAAAGTGGATTTGCTTGGTTTTCTTTGCTAGATTGGATACTATTAAAAGATACTAAAGGTTTTGATTTATACCTTTGAGTGCAACCATTAATTCTATGTGTAGCATCAAGTATTGCAAGGAATTCTTCAAATGTATTAAACCACACATTTTTTAAACTTTGAATTGTATGTGGTGTTTCTTTTAAAATTCCAAATACTTGAACAAAGTTATAATTTCCATTACAATTTCTTGTATATTGGCTATTATTAAAGGTATAAAAAGCAAATGTAAATAATTGAAAGAGTGTCATATCTTTGTTTTCAGGTATGGCTCTTAAAATTTCTAATTCGTTGATTATCTCTTTGTAATATGGAATATACAATGTTCGCAATAAAGATAAACAAGCTAATTTGTATTGGTTTTTAGCAGTGTCACCCCTAAATTTAAATTCTGGTGAATTAACATATACTACATAGCCTTCAGAAAAAGATGTAGTAGTATAATGCATCTTTAAAAACTTAGGTACACTTATATCACCAGTGTATTGTGATTTTGAAATTTTGTTAAGGTTCATTTTACCATGATATTCAAGTGTAAATCCCATTTCATTACAAACATCAATCCAAGAAATTAATTCTTCTTCATTGTTAAGATAGTTTGTTGGAATAATTACAAGAATATTCATATTAGAATTTAAACTAGCAATAGGGCCATTACATTGATCAAATAAACTAATTGATCTGTTAGTAGCAGCTCCTAATGACTGAAATGGATTAGCTGTACCATTCTTAAATGCTTCAATTGCCGTAGTTTTACTACTTTCAGGTGGACTACCTGCGTAAACTATAGCATGATGTCTTGGTGTCATTTTAAATAATCTCTAATTGTTGATTTGATGAATTCTTTGTTTACTTTTGATACAGAAGCAAATGCTCTAGGCATTATACACAAGGCTTTAGTTCGAGGGAAATATACAATTTCAGGTTCTCTAAACGGATGTGCTTTTGGTATAAAATCATTAAGTTTTGCATCTCTTCTATATCTTCCACTTGATACTGAAGGATTAGTTGTAGCTATAACATCATATTCAGTTGGATCCATTCTATATGGATAAATCATTTGACTATGTCTACTTTCAACCATTATTTGAGAATTATTAGCATCGTTAAATCTAATAAAATGGTTGTTATAATGATCATAAACATGATGAATGATTTCTGCATTAGATAGTTTTGCTAATAGTAAAGCTGATTTATCAAAACCAATGAACTTTTTATCACCACAGTTTGTACTGAATGTAAGAAGTTCTACCATGGTTCTCATTGTTTCTCCTTTTGAAACATTATTGCGATTTTCATCTAATACTCCATATATTTTACTATCCAATCGTCCAGTAGAAGAGAATACAATTACTTCTGCTGCATTTGAGTTAGGTATTACATCATATCCAGCTTCTCTAAAAAACATTTCACAAGTAGATTCATCTAATTTGTTATCAGCTTTTATAAAGACTTTCATACTTTCTTTTAGCAATAATTGGAATTTGTTGTTTGTATTTTAATACAGTTACATCTCCAAATGAAGGTGCAGAATTGATTTCAATAACAATAAACTCAGGTTCTTTTCTGTTAATACCTTTATGGTCTTTAGCAGATTGAACTTTTAAGTCAATAGCACCTACATCTAATCCAACAGCTTTTAAAGCTTTTACTGAATGTTCAACAATAGAAGCCCAATTACTAGGTTTATCAAATGAAGGGTTTTCTTCCATAATCCAAACTGAATTGGAATCATGACGATGCCATTTCTGATCATCTGGTGTACCTTCTTTAAGCATCTTGCGACAAGTATAGAAGCAACCCTCAGAATCTACATGGAGTCTATACTCACGTGTGTAGTTATGAAATCGCTCAAATATATATCTTTCTAAAGGTTTACCAGCTTTCCATTTATCAAATTCTTCTTGAGTTTTGATTAAAGTATTACCTTCACCTCTTGACCCAAAATGACGTTTTGCTACAATTGGAAATTCAATAGGAAGATTAGCATCAAACTTAATTAAACTAGCGTCATTATATTCAATGACTTTACTAAGTTTATTATTAACCCAAATCCACCAATCAGCAGTTTTTACTTTATCACGTGTAAAACATTGCTTCATCAACAATTTAGACGAGCTATTTTGAATAGCCTGTGGCGTGTTTATTTCTACTTTATAAGGTAATGTACCAGCTGTTAAACTACCAAGCCTTAAACACGCTAAAAATGGCAATCTAATGCTATTTCTAATTGATGAATGTGAAGGATGGCGTGTAAATACTCTTAAAGTACGTGCTTTTAACACTCTATTAGATCTTGTGTTTTTTTCCATGCTTGTATAACATTACTATGTATTTGAACAATACGATCTTTTGACAAATCAGTGATTATTAATGGTGCAGTTTGATTCTTTACGTGTATTTTAAATTCAAACTTATCTGAATTAACAAATTTTGGTTCAGGAATAGATACTACACTAATATCTTCTGTTTGTACAAATCCTTTTTCAGGAATTACTATTATGCTCATTGTTCGTTTTCAGTTTGTAATTTTTTCATTTCCATCAACCAATTACCACTTTCAATATGGTAAGCGTTTGGTGAAAGTTTTTTTTGGTCTACAACATATATTGTACCACTATTATGGTTTACTTTAATGTAACCAGCACCTTCTTCCATATCATCAATAGTTGATGCACATTCTTTGTTACAAATCATTGTGTCAACTTCTATTGAATCTTTTGGATTATCGGTTTTAACTACAAAAGGATAAGGAACACCTTTTACACCAAACATCTTAAAACCACAAAATGTATTTGTAGCTTGATATTTTAAGTTATCTTCAAAATATTCCTTAAATCTTTTATAATTATATTGTCCAACTCTTAATGAGCCGTAAAAATGCATTTTACTAGACATATAAATAACATTGGTTAGGGTCGTATAACGGGTATTTATCATATAAAGAAGTAGCAGATTTCTCCACTACCTCTTTTTTGATTGATTTTTGTGGTTTGGCCACAGCAGCAAATTTTATTCTTTGAATAAAACGTTTAATTGGCAACGATACCATTAAATAAAACTTTATTATTAATAATCTCTTTGCATTGATTTACAAAAAGTCCGATAACTTCCTTATCTTTTAAATTATCGATAGGAATAATCATAATAGGTTTTTTTTCAGCACGTCCTTCTGCTATCATTCTAGCACGCTTTTTTTCAAATTGCTCTTTTGGATTACATTTAGTACCAGCAATTTGCAAGTTATCACCTACACGCACACCTGCGAGTGTAATATCTCGGTTTGTTTTTACTTCTTCTCTTGAAGGTGTTGCACTTTTTCTAAAGTACATTAGCAACGTTTTTTGCATTTTTGTTTGTTGTTAAAAAGTTGTGAATACGGTTAATTACTCTGTGTGAGTATTTTGGAAACAAAGCCATAGTTTTAATACCACGTTGTTCAAAAATGAAATCACGATGTTTTTTAAACATAGCTTCTTGGTTTCTTGATCTTTCAACCCTAGCTTTAGCTTCAAGATTGGGTTTAATTTTGCCAGAATCAATATCTGACTGTATAGATTGATTTCTATACTTTGGTTGGTGCGTATACATAAATTGCTAAGAGATTTCCAGTTGATCCAGATACAACGTTATGATAACGTGTAATTTCAGGATGTTTGTCTGCTATTACTTCCATAGCTTTGACAGTCATTTCTTGATCTTTTTCAAGCAATGTTACAATAAACGGATATGTTTTACCTTTGAACAGTTTTTCTTCAAGTTCACTGGTATAGATAGATTCAAAGATTTGAACTACTCTATCTTCGTTGTATTCTTTAGTAAATTGTTCATACGAATCTAAATGACAGTTTTCAAATATTTCATATGTTGTTTTTAACATTGTTTGAACAGAAGGTTCTTCGACAAAACATCCTACTTCGTTAAAACCACAACAGTCATGAAATGCATTTATTTGACAGATGTCTCCAATATCATTAAAATAATTATCAAAAATTCTACGTGCAATAGTTTCTGATTTAAGACGTTGTTTTGGCATGTCCGTATAATTTGTTTCTTTCACAATAATTTACGTAAAGTTTTTCGTTAATTAAAGCGCTATGTGCAGCTCTAAAGTGAATAACACTACGTTTCTTCATACCCATTACATTAAAATGCTGGGCTAATTCTAAATGACGACTGTATTCTTTTTCACAGTCTATCCGTTGTACTTCCGCCATACTTCTATTAACATTACACACATTTTTGAACCACTTGTTGAGTTGTAATCACTACTCATTTTGATATAACCTTTAAAATGTTCCTCAAAAAAAGGTTTATATGCTTGATTGATATCAATCATCATAAGTTTTTTAGGAATCACTTTAACGATTTCTTTGTAAACAGCATCTATTTGTTCTTTAGGTACATGTTTTAATGATGCTGCATTTCCTAAAGTAAAAACTTGACAATTTGCAAAAGGACTTTCAACTAAATATAGTCCAAGTGTCCCTGCGGGTACAGCTATAGAAACACTACAACTTGAAATAGATGGGTGAGTTTCTTTTAATAATTTAAATTGACTTTTATTCATAATTTTTTTAAGTTAAAATGGAAGAGCAGCGAATTGAACACCGCATCCCTGACTATTACAGCCTGCTTTACCGATAAGCTATCTTCCAATTCATAAAACAGATTAGGTTAGGACTCGAACCTAACAATACCACATTACATGGTTATTCATAGTCTTTATAACGGTACGTCAACAACGTTGTGTTATAAATCTAAACCAAACAACATTCTGTTTTACTAAGTTTTTTAGAACATTCCTGCTAGGTGCCAAAGACCTGTTCCAATCCAATATAATACAACAAGAACTAAAATTCCTAATAATGTAATAATTAATCATTTACCATATCTTATTGGAACACTATCATCGTAATCTTTAATACTGCTATTAATTTTACCTCCTATATAATAAGCTGCAAAGGGTAATACAATGATAACAAAAAGTATCATTATAAAATTTATAGTTTGTCCCATATCAAAATAGAGATTGAGTTTCAGAATAAACGTCTTGTATAACGGGTTTTAGGCTTTTAATAGCATACCGTTTGACATTGACTGTTAGTTGTTGTCTTGATCCAAACCATAGGTTTCCACCTTCACTTATAAAAAAGTGTTTATATGGATTAAAAAAGAAGTCTTGACGTGCTTTAACAGGATCACAACTACAGTCTTTTATTGTTTCAATATCAATGGTTCTAGTAACTTCGGCTTTAGTACCATCAAGATGTTCAACAACTGCAACAACTTCAACGTCATATTTTTTACTGCAAGCTGTTAGTAATAACAGACTTGCAAATAATATAAATAAAGTTTTCATTTTACGGTTTTAATAAGCCATTGGCTATATTGTACAAATCAATTAAAGCCCCATATTCTGGATTGAAAATACCCGTCGTTATGGTTAGCAAATGGAGATAATTGTAGACTATTATTAGTATCGCAATGGCACATAGAATTAACATCATAAATATTCCTGTTAAACTATCGGCATCATCCTCTAAATCTTTATATAGTACTAGAATCCATTTGGATATATTAAACAGTAGAAATACACCTATTAATAGTATAAATAACTGCGTATAACCTTTAACTCTTTGTTGCTGAACTAGAATAGTCCATAGGTTTTCGATTGTTTCACCTGCAATCCGTGTGGCTTTTGTAACCACAGAATCGAGTTTAATACCAGCACTCTGGCCAAGGCTTTTCACATCGTCGTAAAATCTATCAATTGTCAATTCAGAAACTTGATCTGTTGTATCCGCTTTCGTGGGAGTTACGTTTACCATCAGCATTCCAAATGCAAACAGTAAGGAAAATATGAACTTTTTCATTTTATTTTAAATATGCATTAAAACCATCAATAACAATTGTTTTTATGTTATCGTTTAAAGGACCTTGATTAGCATAAAGTACCAAGAACCACATTAATTTCCAGAACCCTAAGAATAAACTAAAGTAAACAATGTTTGTAACAATAATGTTTAAGTAAATTAATAATTTATTCAAAGGTTGATTGTGTCGATATAAAGAATAACTAAGTCTCAAATCGCTTTTATAATTGTATGTGTTATCATGTGTTATAGCAATACAACACATTCCTATCATAACCATATATGATCCCCATTTTAAAAATGTAAATGAAGCTGATAACAGTTCAAACTTACCGTATGATACACCATTAAAGAAAGAGGGTATACCTACAATTAGGTAAAAACAAGCTGTAATTACTGCCATTATTGTTAACACACCAAGCGATGGTATATTATCAGTATAAGTAAAAAACTTTCTCAAGTTTAATATGATACTGTTAATAGATGATACTTTACCTACGTTGCCATACACTTTATAGTAATGACTACTATAAGTTTTATGATCAGATACTTTATAAAGAATGCACGTAGGATACATATCTTCTGTAAATTTACGTTTTTCATTTTTAGCTTTCTTTTCACTAAAATAGTGTAATGGTGCAATAATGTAAATACCATTTAATGCGCTTACTTGTGATGTGCTAATATTGTTTTCTTCACACATTTCTTTAAGGGCATCTGTTAACTTTTTATTAACAGGGCCAACATATTGATCGTACGGCAATATAACACAACAATTTGCTAAAGCAATCTTTTCAGCTTCATCAAAAGTCAGTACTTGTCCTAAATTAGTATGTGCATGAATTTTTTCTTGAACTAAGTTTAGTTCTTCTTGTTGCACACGAAGAGGCTCATTCCAGCCCATATCTTCTAAAATTTTTACATGTTCTCTATCTTGCAAGTTGTGCTGAGCGAGTAACAATGTTTCTTTTTGATGAACGGCAGTTGTTTGTTTGTCTGCGAACATCTCGAATTTTTCTTTCATTAATATTTCATTAAAGTGTTGTTGATTGAATTCCCGATGAACCATGAATATTTCCATTGGTGTAATTTGTCCAAGGTTTATCCACAAGTCCTTTTTTTATTAAAGTAAGTAACTTTCCACGAACATTATTATATGCTCCTTGAGTTAAATCGCTTACTCTATGTTTTTCCATAATTGCTAAGTCATTCCACGGTTTTTCTAAGAATGTGTCATACGATATGTATGTACCAATTCTAATTGCAGATGTAAATAATGAATGAACATATGGATATATGTACCAATCGGAATTAAAGGAAATAACGATGTCTCCTTCATTATCTTTTCCGTTTGATACGGTAGGTATACTAAGCTTGAGATCTGCTGCTAAACGCTTTAAAAACGCTGCAATATTAAGTCTAGCTCTATATGGCATATCGTAGTAGTTATAAGAAGTACCTTTAGTATCATTTTTAGAACCCATTCTAATATGATATTTATATGATTTTGCTTCTTTTTCTACTGGATGTGAAAATCCAAAGATACTTCCAAAGTCTTGTTGTGTTTTGATCATCCAAAAGTAATCTTGAAAATAATCTTTACACCAACATGGTAAGTTTTTAGGTACATTTTTATCGTCTGTTAATACAAACACATGTCCCATACTAATACCTTCTGCGTAATTATTTCTCTTTGAGTACATTGTTGGCCACAATTTTAGCAAAGCGTTCGTTATTAGCTCTACTTTTAAGAAATTTAAGGTATTTCTTTTCACTATTGGTTTTAGCAAAAACCTCATGTGATAGCGTACCTTTTTTGTGAAATTGTTCAATACTTTCCTTCTTTACTTGAGAATTACTTGGATGAACTCTAATTTGATTTTCTCGAACTTTTTGTTCGTACTCAGGTGTTATTTCAACCTGGGTCATTTTCCTTTTTTCCATAAGTGAGTTTTTTTATTTCTGGCAATAGCAGACATTATAGAATCAATTTCATGTCGTGTACCTTTAGCTTTGGTGCTATCATTTAGCATTAAACTTAAACGTTTTTCTGCTCTGAATAAGGCTTTTTCTTGTCTTTCTAATTTACTACTCATAAAAAAAGATAAAGTGCGTTGCAATAAATTGTCCAAAACTAAAAATTACATTTAATGACTCATGTCCAATATTTGGTATATTTGAACCTTCAATATATCGTTGTTTATATCTTAACATAATTTCTGCTACTATATTGTCATATGTAGTTTTAACAAGAAATATAATTAGTAATACAAATAATGTACGATTAATATTGAAAGTATACCCGTACATAAAAGCGGTAAAAGCTAAACTATATAAAATTGCGTGCAAAAATATATACTCAGGTTTTTCCGTTTTTAGTTCAACATGTCGTTGATGAATAAGAAGCTTATCGCATATGAGATGCAATAAGATTAAGGCATACAAAATCATGGCGATATCTTATGTTGAGTTTTAAACTCATTAATCTCCTTGGTTATTTTGTCATAAGCTGCATCATTCTTGTTGCATTTATATAAAAACTGCCAAGCTTTCAATGATTGTAATCTCTTCAATATAGGATAAGGAATGATTTTAAACGGTTTTTTTGGTGCTTGTTGCATTTTTATAAGGCTTAGATTTTTTAGTTTTGGAGTTTGGATCTACACAACATACTGTACAATAGGCTTTTGTGCCATCCGCAGATATATTGTGAACGCGCATTTTTTTTCCATACGCATTATCTTGAAATTGGTGCTCACATGAGCAAGGTAAAATTGCACTTGGCATACTAAAATGATTGAGAAAGAGAAGCCGTTTGCTTACACAATTGAACAATGATTAATTGTTTACAATATACAAATGGCTTCTCTTATATTGAATATAATTATTTTTTTGAGGTATCGACGAACCTTTTTGCCGCCTAATCTTAAATTAGGTACTTAGGAACCTACATCCTACGTTTTCAGATCTAATGGTTAAACTACGGCTTTTTACTTTTTTATCCTATATGTTCTGTCGTTCCAATAGAGTATGTTGTTTTTTACATACGCTTTGAATACCATTCTTTGCTTACCATTGTAAATAATAAGCTGTTTGTTTGAATAATCATACGTCCATACACTTGTTGACGGGAATATACCACTCTTCCAGTAAAACAATGTGTCAGTAAACGTAAGTTCTTCATTAATTGCGACTCGATCTTCGTCTTGTGGAATCCACGTACCTTTAATTTCTGAGGCTTTTGTGCTCAAGGGTACAAAACAGACCGATAAAGAAAATAATATTGCGAATCCTATGTACTTTCTCATAACATTTCACAATTAAATTGTTGTTTTCGAGGAGCTCTCTCCTTCTTCTTTCTAGGCCTTACAACGCCTGCGAATGTGAGTACACATCCGATAAGTAATCCTGCTACCATTTTTTAAGGGTTTAAAGTGTTTAAATCTTGTTTTGTTGGCTCATTATTTAAGCCATTTTCATCACGTTTACTTGCAATAAGCAAATAGATGAACATAAGAGACATTGCTGCAACGCCTCCAATTAATAATCCTGCGTAAAAGTTCATTTTGTTAAATCATTTAAAGATTTAGGAATAAAATCAATCATTTTTGCATCCACATTATAATACTTGTGCAACGTAGGCACAATTTCACTATTGGAGTCTTTCCAGTGGCTTTCTGCCATAACTTCAATAAGCTTATTTTCATGAATGTGTGCGTGAATATTACCTTTACAACGACCTAAGTCATTAGGATGGATTGGTGCGTGGGTTAAAAAGAAACCTTTGTACTTAATCATACCAGCAACAGATTCAACATGTTTCAACAATTGTCTAACATCTCTGTGCAAATCATGATTACCCATTACTACAATTTTTCTACCGTTCATTTGGTTTAAATAACAATAGTAATCAGGATCTTCCATTGTAACATCACCAAGAATAAACGTTAAATCTCGTTTAGAGACCGTTTTATTCCACATTGATATTAGATGACGATCGTGATCAAAAGAGTCCTTAAACCCACGCATTTTAGCTATTTTTTCATGTCCAAAATGTAAACAGCCAATAAATCTAACATTGCTCATTTCTTTCGATGTTTTTTACCTAATTCATCAACATTTTCAATCAATTTTCCAATTCCTGTTAAAGGAAACCAACAGATAGCAATAAGTGGCCACAAAAATGTAGTAGTGATTACTTCATCACTATCAACTTTATGTAATGGTGTTAATCTATAATAAACATAACGTGAAACAAACATTCCAATAATATAAACTATTACTAAAAATGCTATTAATTCTGTACTCATAATACTAAGCTTTTAACAAACGTTCTCTAACTTCAGTCAATGTTGTTTGATTGAAGAATTCACCGTTTTCATAAATTAATTGAAGTAATCCTGTATTTTCACCTTCTGGAGTACATTCTTGAACAACATGTAATTCATCTGGGTAACCATGAATAGCTAATAACCCTTTCAATGATTTCTTAGTACCATCATCAGTTATTGGGTCTTTGTAAATGTTATATGCTGTTTTAACTTTATGAGGAAAGAAAGTACCATCACCATTTGGAGATAATTCTTCTTTTTCAACTTCAAACCAAGCACCTTTAGCAGCAAATCCTAATGTATCTCTAGTATTATATTGGTAAGTAAAACTACCTACACCTAATACTATGTTAGTAGCTGCAAAACCTTTAGCTGCTAATCTTTCATAGATTTGTACTTGACGCTCTGGAGTGATAGAATCACCGTAGATAGCTCCAATATGAGAATCTAATACTTTGTAACCTTGTTTATTTATAGTACCACCAAATATATCCCAAAGTAATTCGATTACACCTTTCTCTTGTGGTGACCATTTATCTCTATGTTCTAATTTCAACCAATCAGATCCTTGATATGTTCCACAAAGAATATCGACAGGGTCACCACTATCAGGTCTAATTACTAATTTACCATCTCTAGCCATAATAGCATCTTTGTTAGCTGGTAAGTATTCAGTAATTAGTTTCCACAAATCAAATGTATCGCTTACAATTGACAATATTCCTTTAGGGAATAATTGTAACCAATCAGCAATCATTTGTTGTTCACCAACAGTAAATATTTTAGTTGTACTAACTGAATGTTCAGAAGCATTTACACTAAAGATAGGCATTTCATCTTCTTTAACACCATAAAAATATCTACTTGCAGGTATTACAGGCAATGTGTCCGATCCTCGGAACGAGGTCGCATGTCCTAATCCAATTAAGTATTGACTCATAGGGTCTAATCCTCTAGCGGAGAAATCATGGCACATATAATCAATTAAGAATGCTTGTGCTGGGTCAGTTTTCATAACCCATTCTTCACATTGTCTACGATACAATTTAGCAATAGTTGCTGCTGTACTTGGTTTCCATGCTAAAGACGATACTACAGTTTCTAAGTAAAGAGTTAACCATGCAAATCCATCAACAGTGTTAATGAATGTCATGTGAGGAATGTTAGGATCAGTTTCAATACCTTCAGGTAAAGCTTTAACTCTAATAGGCAAATAACCTAAATCCCATAATTCTTCAAAATGTTTACCATCATACTCCATACCGAGGTACGAGGTCATATCTTTTATAAATTGAAGTGCTTTAGCTTTAATGTCATTAAAGTATTCAGCTTTTCTTTCAGGTGTCATTCCTATAACAACTGATTGATTTCTCGAATGTGTATAAAAGAAATTCTCCTCAAATTCATCATGTAACCATTTCCAAACTAATTGTTGACCAAAGCTCACAATCTTTGTGATACCTTTAGGTGCATGTTTAGTTGAACGAGGAATCCAAGTACCATACAATCTTGTTGTACCTGGAGCTAACATCTTTTGGTGTCCTACCTTATAACCATCTGTAAGATATAGACTGTTTATTTTAAAACTCATGTTGTATAAGGTTCAAATTGTTCAAATTCCGAAATAGCATCATGTGCTTGCATATTGATTAAAGCCATATCTAAGATATCAATAGTCTCAAATATACCTGCTCTATCATCAACAAACACATTTGCTTGTATTTTACCAGCATGTCCATAAGGTAACTTAATAGGATTTTTATTGATTCCAGTTATCATTAGACCATTTTGGTCACAGAAATCACTAATATCTTTGAATCTATCCTCATTACATGCAGTAAATATAGTTACGTATGCACCTTGAGCTTGATAAGTTTTAAGCTTTTCAATAACCCAATTGCATTCTTGCGTAGTGTTCAAGCCCCAAGGGCTAATCGTATCATCAAAATCTACTGCGATAATGATGTTTTTATGCTGTTTCCACTCTTTTGTTAAGCGGTCAACATATTTCTGTAGTTTATTCATATTAAACAATATTATGATTTTCACGTAAATATTTAACGATATCTTGTACCATAAATGATTTACCTAATATTTTTTCAGCTTTTTCATCTGGAATAGCAATATCAAATTCTCTTTCAACTTCCATAAGAATTTCTACGCGATCAAGACTATCAGCAATACGTGAACAATTGTGAACTTCGTCTTTTTCAATACCTAATACATCTGTAATGATACTGATTACTTTGTTTTCTGGTGTCATATTAAAATACGTTTAGTTTTTTTATTTTTTTAATTTCCATATAAATTTACCAGCAGTTTTATGTCTTCCTGCACAACAGTTACTAATACAAGAATGTTGAATATTTAAAGTGTTTGATGCTTCTCTAATACTATTCCATTCTTTTATTAAATTTCCTTTTTTGTCAAACTGTAAAACTATTTTATTATTAGCTTTTATCATTTGTTCTATGGTATAGCTATTCTTTTTTTTACCTAAATGAGCTTTAGATATGGCTTCTCCTCTACCAATAGATTTTAATCCAATTTTTCTTTTAGTTTCTTCAGAATGTTTTGTTCCTAATCTACTATAAGCAATTTTGCAAATATTATATTCTGGATTTAAATTATCTATATAAAACTGTTCTTTTTCAATTAAATTATCAATTGAACAATTTTCTAGTATAATAAATTCAAAATTTTCTTCTTTATATTTATTAAAAGATAGTTGAAGATATTCATTGCAATGTTTGTTATTTCTTAAATTACTTAAATGATTTTTTATTCGTTTATTTAAGTCTTTTGCTGAACCAATATAAATTTTATTATTTATTTTGTTCACTATTTTATATATGCCTGTATTTTTCATTAGTACAAAGATACAACATATAATTGATAAAAACAAATATATTTTAAAATAACTTATAAGTATTTAATAATCAGGTAAATTGTTTTAGAAAATTTGCAATTGTTTAACAAATTGATGTTTTTCATCAGCATCGCCTATGTAATCTTTATAACTGTTGGTACAATAAATACCATCAAAATATTGTTTTAATTCAGCAAGACCTTTAGAAAAGATACCATGTGTAACAATTAAATAGATTTTAGGTTTATAATCATTCCATTCTTCTGAGGAAAATCGTTCTAACAAAGCTTTAGCAATATTAATAAACGTTCTACCACCATCACAAATGTCATCTACAATAATATAGTCTTTACCAACGCATATAGTAGAATTTGTATAAGGAACAATAGTTTTAGTTAATTTACCCTCAGTATCACGTTCTTTACTACAAGTAATGATATCACCTTTATATCCAATTTGTTCAGCTAATTTGTAGATTTTATGACTTGCACCAGCATCAGGTGATACTAAAATAATGTTATCTGTATTTGGTAAAGGACTAGGAGCTTTAAATGAACCTTTTAAATCACTTATTGCCCATCTTACTAATTCAACATTAGTTTTACTCTCAAAATTGTTAATACAATTTTCAAGCACATAAGAATGAGGGTCAATACAAGTAACAGATTCAAAGTTAAGTGAGTTGAGAATAGGTGCAATTACATCTTTTATGTATCGGTTACCACCTATCTCAAACTTTCTATCACTTCTAGCACCAAGTATATATGGTACATACAAATGAATATCTTTAACACCTAAATTTCTAAGTGAAGCTACAGCACATACAATAAGTTCAAGGTCTAACCAATTGTTAAGTCTTGAGTTAATTTGAATAGATAGCCTATTAGTTTCCATTATTGTTTTTATTTCAGCAACGCTATAAGGATTTACTACTAAATTATTTTGACCATCAGGAAATTTTTGAATTTGATATTTTATATCAGACTTATCAATGTCTGTTAAATTAAGTGTTTTCATATTTTTAATTATACACATTGACCACAACCATTACCCCAAGAATTGCATTCATGACAAAATCTTTCTTTTGATTGTTTTACTGTAATTTTTTTAAAGTCTGAATAAAGATAATCAATTGGATGGTCATATCCAGCAGTTCCGCCTTCAATAGCTTCCATAAATGTAGAAAAGAAAAAACTTTGAATTTTATTTCTTGCACCTCTAGCTATATTATTTAAATCTGGATAATATATTTTATTAGCTAAATGAGTCATACAAAATTCAAACCAATGCATTCTAAAGACTGGAGTTTCATCAATTCCGTTTCCAAAGCTTATAAAGCCACTATTTAAATAGTTACCTATAGCATAGTTTGGAAATAATGCAATACACATTTCTAATAGCTTAGCTTTGTGTTCTTTAGTTAATTCTAGTGCTTTCATATTGTTTACTTTTTAATATACGCACAGCATAACAAGCATTTAATAGTTCTAATTGATTAAGATCAATTGCACCATTAGTTTTACGTTCAAGCCACATTAAGCGGCAATGTTTTAAATCTTTTGAATTCATATAATTAATTGGTTTATTTGCGCAAGTAGAAGGACTCGAACCCTCATCAACGGTTTTGGAGACCGTTATCCTACCATTGGACGATACTTACAAAATCTACAACACTTACGCGGTTGCTGATTAGTATTACAGGTGAAGTTGGATTAGAACCCTCTTGTCTTACTTATAACTACTATAATTTTCAAATAGCTGTAAGAGTAGGGTCACGTAGTTAATAGCCCTATAGGTCTCTTTTAAATTAACTACTTGCCGAGAACTCGTTTGTGCTGAGTGAAACAATATGCAATCACTACTTATTTTGTCTTCTTTCCATATCTCGATTTGGAACAACACATCATAACTTACATTATGAATTTTACCTATTACTAGGAAGGACTGTGATAACCTCATTGATAAGTAGACTTACACTACATTGTGGTTGTGCTATTTACACCAAACCTTCCACTCCTCTTTATTTCAGACATTACCAACTACATTCAGTTTATTATTTTCTTACCCCTTTAATTCCTGTTTATCTTACAGAAAACCTGCTTATCTCACAAGTAATTGCTAATACGAGTTTCTTAGTCTTTAAACTAATACAAGGGTACAGGGCTATTATGCTGAATGGTTTTTGAATTGCAAACGGACCCCCTCGGATTCGAACCAAGATCTCCCCATCACCAGGACGGGACACTCTATTCCAATTGAGCTAGACGCCCCCTTACAACTCAATAATGTATGACTATCAAAGGTGTGTTAACCAATTCCACTACCGAGGGCAAAATGCCCCCAGCCTGGACTCGAACCAGGATTCTCCTTTAATAATCAAATGATTGAAAAATAAACGGCGACGTTAAACGTTAGACTTGTGGCTTTTGACAAACATACGTTTGGCATGTGGCTAAAAGATCTTTATCATTTTTTTTTCATTTTAGATTGTTAATCTAATGTGTAATTAATCTTACCGAAGTAAGTTTAAAAACGGGTTTGTCTATTTCCAATCAATATTTGTTTTGAAGTTATAATCTTCAAGTGCTTCCTGGTTTGATTCTAACAACTCTTGGTTTGCTTTCTTTAACGTATCAATGTCATGATGTGTCAATGCTACAGTATATGATATTTTATCATGATAGGCATCTGGTCCATCCTCTGTGTTGATTCTTGCAAGCATTGTTAAATTACCTTTAGTTTCTGCAATTGTTTGGATATACTTGTATGCTCCAACGCTTGCATTGTTAATGGCAACTTTAAGATTAATAATTTCAGTTTGTTTTTTGAAATAATCATCCAACAATTGTTTGATATCATAAGCAAACTTGTCAGTTTTACTTCTGTTATGTTTTTGGATATTTTGCGAGATTTCCAATAATTCTCGTGTAAGCTTATTTTTAAGCTTTAGTGCTTTATTTATGTTCATTTTCTTTCCAATTAATACGTGGACAATGTTTGTTATACCAAGATTTGGTAAATATTACAAGCATATTATAACTTGCTTTATATGCTAATATGTCGCCTATATAGTTTTGATCCCATATAATTTTAATTAATACAGTTAAAATCATAGTATCCATAAGTATAGCACCCATAGCCCAAGCTAATGCTTTATCATCGCCCATAAGCCATAAAAAGAGATAATAATTTAGTGCAATTATGGTTACAATAGCAAATAATACAAGCCACGTACCAATACCATTACCTGTTCTATCATCACCACGTTTAATGGGATATGTTGCAAATAAATTAAATATCGTTACAGGTATACGAAAGATAACATTTGGAATAAATAACAGCATTGCTACTATTAATTTCCAGAAGAAGGGACAAAGATTGTTAGGTAAATCTTCTGCATAGGTGTACTCCCACAACCATACATACCATGATTTTGTTTTTAATTCCATTTTATTTGTTTGATTTTATAAATTTTGTTCAATCCATTTACGTTCTAGTGTATCAAAAAAGGCACTGCCATTATCATGTCTAATATTCCATACTGCTTCAGCATAAGCTTTAGCAAATGCTATAACTTCATCTCTACTATAACTATCTTTAACAGTTTTAATATTAATACAATTAAAAGGATTAATAAATAAAGAAAACTTTCCTGTTTTAATATCTTGTGTCCAAATAACATATTCAACATTAACTTTAGTAATAACATTACCGTTGTTGTATTGTTCAATGAAGTATTGAATGAATGATGTAGGTATTTGAGGTAATATATGAGAACATTTACCAGATAATTGTGTACCAAAACATTTATTGTTTTTACTATTATCGTGTAATATTAATGATGTATCAGTTGTAGCAATGATTTTTTTACAAGTGCTTACATATATCCAATCTGATGCTTGTTTAATTGAATTATCAATACTATTATGATACCAATCACCTTCTTTAATCTCATCATCAGATAAGATGTATAGGTGCTGATTCGCAGTAGATTTACTTTTTGGATTAACTAATTCAGGTTCTTGTCTTAAATACAATTTAGATTCACTTTGTATGTGAATACTCATTGTGTTTTTAACTATTATACTTGCTTCATTAGTTGGAAGCATAACTATATTGTGTTGTTTATACATAGTTTTAAGGTTTTAAGTGTTCTTGGTAATAATTACGAGGTAAAGTATTTAAGAAATCAATTCTTTCTTTAGCTTCATCTAATGTATTATGATGTGTTGATTTAGGTTTATTAAATTTCTTTTTAACACTATAATAATCATAAGCTTGAGGTACAAAATCTTCATTACAACTACAATTTTTAAAACATTGACAACCTCTAAATCTTGTTTTACCTGTATGATGATATAATATGTAGTCTTTAGTTTCTTCTAATATTGTTTTCATAATATTAATGTTTACCTGAATTTAATTTACCTTTATAGATAATAATATTGGAATTATCATAAGCAGCAAACATATCACCGTCTACACTACATTTACCTAAATACACTATTTTATCATAATGTATAGATTTAGCTGTTGCTTTATTCCATCCTTTATTACCATTTAATATA